TTTCGTCAAGCTTACTGTTTTTAGTTCGTTTCTTGTTGACTTCTTCAAAACCCGCCAAGTCAACTGCAATGTAGTAGTCCCCTATTTCTGGTTCGTCTTCGCTAAACTTAACCCAGTCTTCCTTAAACATTTCTGACCCACGAGCTTCAAACGACGCCATAAATTCCTGACGGAACGCATAAGAAGACATAGACCTTTTTGCAATGTTGATTTCGTCCGGGTCCAAGATAGGGTTATCGTAAGACGTAAAGTGCCAAGCTTTGTACGTAGGGTCATCGTCTAACTCCGCATATTTGTACAATTCATAAAAGTGGTTGCGACCCATTGGTGTCCCAATAAACATGGCACAGCCCTTTTGGTCAGCCAAGGCAGGTCTTAGGATCTGCTCGAATACTTCCGGTTTCATGTCGGCGTATTCGTCCATTACCAAGAACTTAAGTGACACACCTCGCATTGTTTCAGGTCTGTCGGCACCTTTGAGGCTGATGGTTGCTCCGTTGACCAGCTTGATTTGCAAATTATTAATGTGACTACCAGCAATAACAGGGTGTCCCAATTCCATGAGCGTTTGCCACATGATGTCTCTGGCTTGTCCCTGAGTAGGTGCGACGTAAAATACATGGCCTCTGTCTGCCTGAAGTGCGTTTACTATTAACATCCACGCTGCTAACCTAGACTTACCTGTACGGCGTCCAGCAGCTACTATTTTAAATCGTGTGTCGTCTGCCCAGACATCCTGTTGCCAAGGCAGTAGTTCAATATTAAGGTCTGTCAAAAGTTTAACCTTGGTGTTGCTGGTATCAAATCAAAAGAAATGATACTGACAAACGTAGACCCTGCTTCTGGCGTAAGTGTAATGGTGTCCCCTTCTTTTGCTACCAAGAATTCACCATGCTGTCCACCAAACTCTAGAAAGTCGTCAGCGTTTACATTCTTACCCGCTATAAAGTCTATGTCTACACCACCATGAACCCACTTAGCACTAATGCTTTTGTTAGAGCCGGTGTTAGATATAAACAAGTAAGTTACTATTGCGTCATAGCCACTAGGAACCGCTAAGATATGATTAGCAGAACCTGCTGTTAGTGCGTCACCGTGTGAAAACTTCATATTAATAAACCCACAGATGTGAAAACTTCATATTAGTAAACCCACATTACAGGAGTAGTACCACGGGTGTCAACGTGGACAAAGTCTTTGGCAACACCCACACCAGTAAACCCTAGTTTAAGAGCACTGTTGACAAGCTTAAGGCGATCAGCAGCGTTTGTTATTTTTATGTCCGCTGCGATCCCTTGGGCATGTGTTCCGGGAACCTCTTTCTTACGCTCTATTGAATGCAGTGTCGGGTGTCTGTATCCACTAGTAATGACGAAAGGAAATCCACAGTATGCCCTTAACTCGTCTAACTTCTCTAGGAACTCTTGTTCCATGTTGTTGGTGCCTGATTCCTGACAAGAGAATTCTTCTCTGGTGAAGTACTTAAGAGCCATCTACTACTTCTCCCTCTATAATATCATCAGGTGTTGTGACTTCAGCAGTACCTACGCCACTAATGTTGATCTGAATAGCGTTACGACCGTTGTCTTTTACTACGTCTTTTTCAAAAGCACCTACAGGTAGTATACGGTCCATCACAAGTTTCCAAGCAGCAGCTTGATTCTTATGGTCATGGTCCAAAGCAGCATCAAAAATAGTCTCTAGCACCTTACGTGACTTCGGAGAAGCCAGCATACGTGCCTTGTATTCATTGATTATCGCTGCGTCACCCTTGGGTCGGCCTACTACACCCTTGTTTCCGGGCTTTACAGCAGCAACTTCTGACTTCCGGGGTCTACCACGACCTCTTTTTTTAACGACGTCGGTCAAACCCGCACCTCTGGTGGCTGTAACATAAATTATCCCTGATTACAACAATAGTATAACACAAGTTTTCACAAAAGTCAAGCTATTTTAAGAGTAAATCCAGGGAATACTCAAAGTCAAGTAAAATCAAGTAGTTACACATGTTTAATATTACCTTAATTTTCCTAATTTTGACTTATTTTGTGCCTAAGTGGCTACAGTAAAAATAATTGCCAACATAGGCCCTCCCCCGCCCCAAGTTATCCACAGGTTTTCCACAAGTTGTGCATAAGCTGTGCATAAGTTATCCACAACCCTGAAGTTATCCACAGGAGCACCTCAAGTTATCCACAGGTTTATCCACATGGTCCTGAGAGGCCCTGAGAAGCCGCTCACGGGGTTTTAACTTGAGGCCATGCCATAAGACCAACTAAAGTTTATTCGAGTTTTTACACTTTGGGGGTTGACAAGTGTGTGGACTTATGTTGGACCCTTATGACCTTCTATAACGTGTGCGCATGCGAGTAACATAAGACCAACAAAAGGGCAAGAAAAATAATATGTAAATATTCACAGAAAATAAATGTTGCACTGTGGCGTCACTGTGGCATTATGAACTCAAGCCAAGGCAATCACGCCAAGGCAAACAAAAGCCCACGGAGGGCACTATTATGGAAAACGTAAGCAACCGAACAGTATTTGGCCGAAGCATCATCATCCGCAAGCGTAAGGCTCTAAAGCGTCCATTCAGCTACAGCCAAGGGGAATGCTTTCACAAGCTCTCTGGCGGTCTCTGGTCTCTCTACATAGAGCATAAGAAAAGCCGTGGCATGGGCGTCAGCATCGACGACCGTTAAACCCTCAAGCTTCACGAGACCTCGCCAAGTGCGGGGTTTTCGTGGTATCAAACAACCGAAAAGGGGTAAACCATGGCACGACTAGCAAAACTGATAGACACGTATGCAAGAAACATGACGTTGACAGGTGAAGCGTACCTAAAATACAAAAACAGCGGTAAAGGGCACGAAGAACAACTAAACTATAACAGCGCTTTGTATAGGCTAAGAGTAGTGGCGTATGCTTTACACGATCTAGGTATAATGGTCGAAACATTCGAGAAATTCCAAGAAAAAAACCAATAGTAGACTCAAGTAAGCCCATGGTGTAAGCTGTGGGCTTTGTTGATTCTATTGGAGACTAAATCATGCTCAAACTTTCAAAGGCCTCAAAAATGCCGGGTCGCTCGTGGTCACTGCAAGCGCTGGACACATGTCCCGGTTCAAAGAAGCGTGACGGGTCGCTAGTCGACGCCTGTAGTGGATGCTATGCCACGACGGGCAACTACCGATTCAAGAACGTCAAGGCTCCACGAGAGCACAATCGAGAGGACTGGAAGCGTTCCGAATGGGTTGATGACATGGTGGCAGAGTTAGACAACGACCGTTACTTTAGGTGGTTCGATAGTGGAGACGTATACGACGTACGTCTAGCGTTTAAGATCCTTGAGGTCATGAAGCGTACGCCTTGGTGCAATCATTGGCTACCCACTCGCATGCACAAGTTTGCAAAGTTTGGTCCTGTCTTGGCTGAAATGTCAGCACTGGCGAACGTAGTGGTTCGGTATTCGTCCGACAGCATAACAGGGGACACCGTAGAAGGCCCCCAAACGTCCACCATAGCGACATTAGACAATGCCCCTAGTGATGCCCTAGTTTGTGAAGCATATCAGCGAGAGGGCAAGTGTGGGCCTTGTAGAGCATGTTGGTCTAAAGACGTGGCAGTGGTGTGTTACATTGGACACGGAAAGAGCATGGAAAAACGACAACGTGACATCATAGCGAGGGTGGCGTAATGTTTGAACAATGGCAACCGTGGTGGGACGTATTGTTATTACTTATGGCGTGTGGTATCCTTACGCCTGTATTTGTTTACATTGATAAAAGGGAGCGTAAAAAATGAAAATAGAAGTACTAAACGACAGGGTCTCGATAGAGGCCCTTGGGCTGATACCGCACTTCTTCGAGCGGTCTCTATACATTAAAGACCAACCCATACAGACCGTAGCTGATAAAATGGACGACCTGTATTACTACGGTGGCTTTAGACACCCTTTTGAGGGATCTATTGATGACAGGGGTGTTTACGTAGCAGACAACGACGAAGACGACCCATTGGACCCCATTGCACGTATTGATAAACTAGGGTACACTCTGTGGGTGTATCCTTACGCAATCGTGGGGCTTACTGACAACAAAGGAAACCAAAAGATAGCGAGGTTTGACTGATGGAAACATTCGGCTTGTTTGTAGTTGTAACGGGCACCGTAGTGCTTACAATTTGGATTTACATAGGAGCAGATAACGATGCCTAGGGAATCATGGGAAGTCGCACATGACGAATACTACGACGATTTGGAAGCACCGGAAGAGGTAGACCGGTGTGATATTGAAGCGTGGAAAGAGGAAGAACAAAAGATCATAGACGAATTGTGCAAACGAATGGAGAAAGCTTACGATGACATTAAGTGAATACGAACAGGGGTATTGTGAAGGCTCAGACGACGTCTCAGGCCCTACTACAGACCCTTTAGAAAACGCTATGGTGGAACATTTAGTAGAGTATGAAACAGAAATGTTTCGTTTGGATTGTCGACGACGTTTATCTTCGTGCGACTACAGACTACTTGAGAAGCTACTAATTAATTTACACGGGAAGGACTGGCGAGATGCGTTGTAAGGCTTGTGATAGAATACTGGAAGATTCCGAATTAACCAAAAAAGGACCGAATAATGATTTTCTTGACATGTGTGGTAATTGTTTGCATGCTAGTTATTCTGTGGAGCTAGATTCAGATACTTTTGTGCAAGATTACCCAAATGGGGTATTTACAAATGATGATGATTATGGTACCCTCTCCTAAGGTATACTTAGGAAATACTGAAGAAGTTAACCAAAGACGACACTACATAA